AGAATTGTGTGAATCGTGAGAAAAGAGAGCCGACAAGGCGGGAATTGTATAGACAATATACCTTGTCAAGCCCTCTATTGTAGAACTTCTACTTTAGGATGGTAAAGCGGTGATGTATTAAACGTTTTGCGGGAAGTGCATAAATGTGGGTATCCAGCTGGCTGTCAAGTTAAGTGAATACTGAGTATTAGCTTTTAACACTGCTCCGTTATCCGGTCGTAGCATTATTTTGTTGGACTCCAGATAGACGTGCGCGGGAATAAAACCGTCCGTATTTGAAAACAAATACGGCAATCCGTAAATAACATTAACGGATGTCACAAGGTTGCTAGTGTTAGAAAAATCAATGAGTGCCATACTGTCAATGTTTGCGCTCCCTACATTAATAGTTCCACTAACCTTGATAGTCACACCGTCCATGTTAATTGTATATACACCAGACTTCATAGACCATGTCGAACCTGCTGGGATTGCTGGTGTTAACGCGTGTACACGGTTTTGCGAAAAGTTTGCAACGGAATCGCAACCGCTCAGAAGTTTTGACAATACATAGTTTGCAAGGATCACTCCGCCTTTAGGATTTGGGTGCAGCTTGTCCGGCATTAAATTGTTCCATGTCAGTTCGCCAATCGGATTGCACGCCGTGCCGTTTATGAACGTTGTGTTGAAGCGATTGCACAGGCTTATTATTGACGCCGTGTAGCAATCGATTGAAAAGATTGCCGAACCACTGTCTTGACGCCACAATGGAGTTATAAAAACTATCTGAGCGTCTGTTTTTCCTGCTGCGTTTAAAGCATTTCTAATATTTTCAAGCACCCCCCGCGTCGCCGGGGCAAACCATTCTGACGCGTGCGAGTTATCTCCCGGCGCATATCCAGTACCAAGCGGAACACCACTGCCATAATCATTTGTACCGACGAACACTATAACATAATCATAGTCTAGCGTCTGGATACTCGCCGTAACACTGAACAAATCAATCATTCTGCGTCCAGCTAGTGAGTTGTTATCAACCGTGCAAACACCGCTTAAGATTGTGCGCAATGTCTGCACCCAATTTGGATGTATTTCATACGACGGATTGTTTATTTCGTCACTGATGCTGTCGCCGAATATCATTATTTTTTTTCCCTGTAGCGTCGGGAAAGCCTGCAAATCATTGTTACCGCGTACCAGTAATTCATAGCTATTTCCGTCAACATCCTGAGCGGTAACTGCTTTAAAGTATTCATTGATAACTGTCGGTTTTCGATAACTCAGCAACTGTATTTTTGTTACACCTTTGTTTAAATTGATAGACTGCTCAGCATTTATATTGACATACTGTGCATTTACATCAATGTCGCCTGTTGAGTTTATTACTTTTTTGTTTACATTTTCAGTCAGTGTTTTGTTTACAGATTGTGTATACATTCCAACGGTTCGAACATCTCGATTGGCACCGTACACCTCAGACGTATAGCCTCCAACATTTACTGTTTTAGTGCCATCAATGTGCTCAGAATCATTACCATCAATATCAATCTTTTTGTTACCCGTGACTTGCTCCGTTAAGTTGCCGTCCGCATCCAGCACCATATCCCGCGTGCTGTGTATGGTAACATTGCTAGCCGTCTCTGCGATATCCCCAGCGTTGAGCGTGTAATCGCCAGATACATTAACAGTGTCATTAAGCACCTGTGCCACCCTGTCGCGCCCGTAGTAGGTCGCTAAACAGTCGGCAATAGTAGTAGGCGTTAAATTTGTGCCGGGGATATAAGTGGTTCCCTGGGGGATCGCCCTGGTAGCCCGGTAAAGGTCTCCCCCATACCAAACTAAGTCATCAACAAGTAAATCTTTGGTTGCGTTAAGATTGTCCTTGTCGTTATAAGCCACGCCAGACATGATTTTGTCATAAACTCTCTGATAATTAAAAATAACCACCCAGTAATCGGTGTTAGTTAATAACACACCCGATGGTACTGGCACCTTAGACATGTATGCAGTGCCCGTCTTAGGGTCTACGACAACCGTGTTTGGGCTGTACTGAGTAGTGATATCCCACTGTATCGGGTCAGCATAGTGTATTGTTTTGAGGTCAATCGCTGTGTTTAGCTCAGTCTCAAACGACAACAGTTTAGCCACCAACCAACCAATATCGTATTGATACATATGCCCTGGAACTAACCAAGGCTTGTCTGATAAATTACTCATGCTATACCTCCTTTAAACGTGCGATGCAAAACAGATATTTACGGTCATATGCAAGGGTGCAAATCTTATCTTTTTGGTTTCCGCCCAGGCAATAGATTGTATTGCTTACGCTCGGATGCTCGGCAATTCCAACATGCTTAGAGCTGGATACCGTCATAATGTTTCCACTCCATAACCAAAAAAGGATATCCCCGCGCTCAACGTCACACGTCTTATCAAGTAGCTCAAACTTGCCCGATGCTGATATCTTATCAAGCAATGTCTTGACGTTTTCTGCCTTAATGTCTCCAAGTCCCACCTGTGCCAATAAATAACTAATGGTGGTAGCGCACCAACTGGCTTTGATTACCGACCCATAAAACCATTTCTGGATGGTCGCGACAAATCCGGTATACTCAACATCTCCACGATGCTCCGCCAGCATCCGAACCATTCTTTCTTTTTTGGAGATGGACGGCGCTACCGCGCCGTCCTCCGCATATGGAGTGCAAGACCCCATATCGGTATCGATGATGTATTTACTCATTTTACCCCTCCTTATCTAATTTGTCCGTGAGCTTTGTAATCGCGACATTTAACGCGCTGATAGCCTCACGCATTTCCTTTGATTCGGCTGCGTGCTCCTTGGTTTGGTTTATCATATACCAAAAGAGCGCCCCACACATTACAACCGGGAAACCGACTGACTGAATTAAACTGATGATATCGTTTACTGTCATATGCCACCTCCTTTAATAAATGTATAAGCAGAATTCTTCCTTAAAAGAATCAGCTATCTCATTGTAAACATTATATCGAACTAATGTTCGCTGAGCTTCCAGCATCTCCTGAGTAGTGGTAACACCGATGTTACCATATGCCCGAAGCTTGTGCGAATAGGTCTCTCCGGTTGTCTCATCGACTGCACGGTCTCCAGTCACATCAACGTGATTGCTTGACTCGCTGGATTGTATATCCTGCCGACTCGACGCGTCTTTATATCCAGGCTCATAGGTGTCGGAGTTATCTGCCGACATTGTGTGCTCGCTGCTGTCGTTACTAGTATCTGTGACGCTGGTATCCCCGTTTTGCTTGGTGTTGCTGCTGGTATCCTCGGATAACTTACGAGTTCCGCTTCTCATGTCCGTTGTCTCCTCTGTTCTATCGTAGTTATAGATAGGATTGTACTCTTGGACGGTTGTCTTATACAGCTCATCCCAAGTCTTTGCATTTTTACTGCACCACCGCCCAACATAAAATTTGAGCCAAGCGGGATCGGGATGGTACAGTGGAGTTAACCCGCAGCGCTGATAAATGGTGTCAAGAGCCAGCTGTCTATCAATACCATCTGGTACGGTAAAATTATCCATGATGGTATCATCATAATAAAGCAGGTCAAGTAACCCCGTCGTTGCTATTTGCTGATTGGTTAACATTCGTAGCACCTCCCTCCAAGCCAGATGGCTCATTAAATTTAAAATCTATCTGAGTGCCAAACATCCTATTAACACGGTCGATTGACTTACGCAGTGATAACTCCCAAACCTGCCGGCGGTTAAACGTCTCCGCCTGGTATGCCATCGTCTCCGGTAAATTCTGCCGTTCCCGCTTATCAGATGCTGATTGTACGCCTAGCTCTCTGTAAAAGTCAGTTAGGATAGTACGCCGCGCCTCCAAAAGCTCCGGATAAATGAAGTTGCGTTTTAAATCTCTGTCAAACTGCATCCAAGGCGCGGACTCCGTGTCCTGTCCAAAATTGCGGTTGAGTTTTGCATCATATACAACACCCTCCTCGCCGTTAGCAAGCCGCTCAAGGATTGCCTTAATTGTACGCGCGCTCTTTTCATCAGTGGCTGCGACCGCGTAAGCAAAACGTGCGTTAATTTGACTCAGCCTGATAGCCACATCATTAAATTTTAGCTCCGTCGCATATTTTGTAATGATATCCCATATGCCCGTATAGTCTGGCGTGAGCTTGATAAGCTCACACTCCTTACCTATTACAATCGGGCGGGTAAAAGCAAAAAACGGAGTCTGTATCTGGACACCTGTAGGCTGGTATTGCAAGCCGTATCCAGTAGGCGTCCCCGGCTGCACAACTAGACCGTAGGTTTTTGTATCAAACACCGTCATAAAGCCTAGCTTAAAAAGCCCCCATAAAAAAGCGTCATTGTCCCACTGTACCTGACTGGGCGCGGCATCTGGCAAGCCTGCGAAATCAAATAGCGCCTTGCAGCGCTGGAATAGGGATCTCTCCCAGTACTGCTGACTTAAAGTGCTGTAGCCGATATTAGAGGCACAATATCCGGTATATTGGTCATAAGCGCCTCCATAATTATAAGCAATCAAATTATCGCCTCCTACTCTATAAATACCCCTGTATCCATTAACTGGCTGATGAGTCCCAGCTCATAACTCCTAGCATTAGCCGCACAACTAAAACCGCGCGTTTTACAATACCCAGCAACCGGACGCCCCATCCTCATGACCGGATGCCCGTACACGGCACTAAAACCAGCATCGTCGATTGGCTGATAGTAAAGCACCTGCAGCTCAGCAAGCTGTGACTGTCCGGCGGATGCAGCTCCGCACATCGACCCTGCGCACTGCACTACTGGTGAGATTGCTTGTTGGACTCCTGACATTATATCAGTCACGCCACCACTCATAAAGGCTCCTGCAAACGCACCAGCTGTGCCTGCTGTAGCCACCCCAGACAAAATACCGGTACCGGCTTTAACAGCTCCTGACACAACCGACGATACTCCGGACACAAAATTGCCGACCGGTACGTTACTAGACCCGATAGCATATGTTGCTGCCATAGACGAGGATCCAGTGTAAACTGTATACCCGGCACAATCGACTCGCACGGTACATGTCCCCGTTATCCACTCAAAAACCCATGTTATATCTACTGTTGCCGCGTTGTTGCATTGGTCAATTGGTATTGTGATAGTGCCGTTATAGGGCAGGTATAATGATAGTTGGCAATTCATTCGCCGCCAGTCCGCAACCTGCCAGGGAATGGAGATAGACGTTTTTACTGTATACAAGGGCTGTGTTATTGCGTAAGCATCAACTCCTGTATCAAAATCCCCCAAATAAACACGCTTTGTTGTTGCGTTTGGTATTTTTTGGACTGTAAGCGGCACCCACACACATGATTTTATAGAGGATATTGCAGACCCTTGCAGGACGTTATTAATGGTAAAATAACGCATTACATCCTCGATTGTCGCATCAGGCTCTAGGGCGCTTTTGACGTCATCATTAACTTTATTTACAAGCCGCTGTATCTCATGCGTTACAAGTCCGTAGGTCTGTACGCCGTTATTGCTACCTACGGCGCTTAAAATGTAAGCTCCAACCGGATTGATAGCTCCACCCGTGATATCAGCGGATGCCTTAGCAATCTGCGGCACCTGCGAAATATTTTGACGTACATCTGGTAGCCTGTAGACCGCCCCCGAAGCGTCCAGATTATACCCGTACTCAATATAACAATCTGTAATAAGGATAGCAGCCTTGTAGGTTGCTAAAACGTCCATTGTACCAGATATCTCCCAACGCCCATTTGCGATTGCCTTACAAGACGTTATCCAATACCATGCCGCGGTATCTGGCAGGTAAAACTGATTCCATGTCGGCGGACCACCGCCGTAGTTGGATAAGACGATCGTCGGGTTGTCAACGTCAAAACCCTGTTTAAAAACTATATCATATTCGCTCCAGCCGGAATAGTCCGGCTGGAGCGTTGAATTGAATTTTTTGTAGATTCTACCGAAATAAGCTGTCCTTGACATCCTTATGCCTCCGAATCCTCCATATAGTAGAGGATGATATTTTCTGTCTGGTCGAGCTGGTGATCCTTTGCCCAGTGATATACTGTATTGTAGTAAGCGCCCCTTGCATTGACTGGAGTCGTGAGGACTCTATCAATGTGATAATGTGTGCCGATTGCATCCCGATCGTAAAGGAGACCTACAACCTGCTTAAGGTCTACGGCATCGCCTGTTTTAGAGGATCCATCTGTAATATCAAGCTGGTTAGGTGTGACGTTTACTTCTGCCGGAGAGCTCGGATTCTGCCAGTACATGACACCCTCATACTGCGGTAACTTTAAATAGTTGTCATTAAAAATCTCAGCCATGACACGCGCCTCGGTCTTACGTACAAGCGGCTTGTAGAGATACAGTCGCTGATACTCCATTGGAGTATGCCGCAAAAGTTTAAGCGGCTGACCCGCATCGTCATTTTTAGTAGGCGTTAAATGGTAAAGGTCATGATTGCCTTTGAGCATGTCCATGTCATTTTTGAGCTGCACGATATAAAATTCGGTAAACTCTTTGATATGCTCATTTAAGAGCTGCGCCGTCGTGTACGTTGTGCTGTACTCATCGTTAAACAGCTTAGTCAGGTTACGCTTTGATGCAGCTGCCCCCGTGTTGTAGGTTGCACCAATGGCATTAAGCACCGTCAAGCGATTCTCGGCTTCCCGAATCATGTTAAGCTCGTTTCGCACCTCCGTAGCCTGCCCGACAAAAAACGCACTAAACTCAGCTTCCGATTTAAAGGCACGCTCCAGCTGATAGAGCCAGGTTGTATAGGATTTCTGGAGCACTTTAAGACCGCAAAACCTAATTTCCAGAGGGTAGCGCTTGTGAATCTTATACATGTCAACCGAGTTGCCATCTTTTAACTGCTCCGGTGCCTTGTCTGTATTCCAGTCGGTCGCCTGCTCGCAGCCGTCCCAGTAATAAGAAATTTTACGCTGGATAGCTCCCCAAGAATCATCCGTAAACTCCGTAAGACGGAACATCCCGTCGTATGGTCTTACGGCGACGACCGTTCTACCTACTACCAGACCAAGCGCGTTAAGCGTGTTCTCAACGCCGCTGCGTAACATTGCCTCTCCGACCGTGACAAAAGAGCTTGTATCGACCGCTGTCAAGGCGTTGCTGCCGAACATATTTTTGTTCATTTCGTTGACGATTGTATATACATCAACGGGGGTTAACACATTAGCCATTATTTTAGTACCTCCTTACTCAAAAATTTTAGCGATAACATCATCAACCGATACCGGCTTAACGGTATTGATTGTCGGCGCGGGTGTCTGCATCTGGTTAAGCTGCGCCTGCATCTGCGTAAGCATCTGTGTGATACCGTCCTGAGCTGCCGGAGCTGCCTGAGCTGTTGGAGCTGCTGGAGCTGCTGGAGCTGCTGGAGCTGCTGGAGCTGCCTGAGCTGTTGGAGCTGCCTGAGCTGTTGGAGCTGCCTGAGCTGTTGGAGCTGCCTGAGCTGCTGGAGACTGTGCGATGTATTTACCATAAGCATCAAAAACTTTTAAAAAATCATCAAAAGATAACATTTTTACCCCTCCTTATAGGTTGTATGACCGGAAATAAAAGAGGGCATAAGGTAAGCAAAAAACCCACCGCTCAGACTTCCGGTCTGTTTGCTTTGTGCGGCTGCCCCCTCAATCACAAGATAACACATTAAAACATTAAAGTCAATCTTTAATATTAAAAAAATCTCTAAACTTAATAAGTGACTGCGCGGAATCAAAATAGACGTACCCGGAAAAATAGGCTTGACGCAAATGTGGGTTATCCATCTGGCAGCGGACAGAATCGTCAACAGTATCGCCGTAAATAGGGCGCTTGTTATGCTTAACTCCGCAAACATAAAGCGATCCGGTGTGCTCGTAAATAAAAAGTCCGGCAACCTGCATGAGCGGTTTCATTCCCCTCAAACTCTGCGGGCGCACCGATTGTAAATCATCATAAGCAAAACGGTTTTCCGCTGCCATGCCGTAGACGGCTCCGCCAGCTTTTCGCAAGTGCCGCATAGCAGCGGTTTCGTTGCGCTTATCTATGATTTTTTCGGAGCGTGGCATTGCTACCAGGACGTTGCTGTCGGTTATTAGATATTCTTGCTGGCTCCTCATCAGCCGCTCAACCGCTGGCAATAACCCCCATGCACTGAGAATAGGACTTTTAATACTGTTAGCATTTGCAAGCAACCATAACTTGAGCGGCGGCTTGCCCTCAAGCTCCCGATTACCAGCAAAAGTGATATAACCATTCACGCAAGCATCCCCCTCGGCTTTCCGTTGTATTACAATTTGCTCAGGGATAAACTCATCAAAAACAATGTCAGTGTACGCGCTACCGTCAAAACCTCGGAGCTTGGCTACTGTCAAAAGTGCTGTACCCGTAGCGATTTCGTCTTGCAGCTTCGGTTGCCCCTTCTCGTCATACGTTGCATTGCCTATGCGATAGTCATGCTTACCAGCACACACAATATCAATATTCAGTCCCTCTTTACGTAAAGCCCTAAAAGGATTGTACTTTGGATTTTTTGTAATAAATTCCAGCTCGTCCTCAGAGCGCCGCCAGTAGCTAAACATCCTGCGCTCAGTAATGAGGCGCTTAAGTGTGCCGTAGGTTTTACCCACCTGACGTGGTCCGATGATAACGTTACACCAAGTCCCCAAGCGGTCAATCTCCGGTATGTTTATCCAGCCGTCAGGTTCGTAAAGTTTGATTTTCTTTTTCATATAGCAATAGAGCCGGACACTGTCCGGCTCTTCCTCCTCTCTATTAACTACTGGAATGTCAATGGTTATGATATTGATAAAATAACCGTTATCCTCCTTATGAATCATCATGTTCCTAATTTTATATGCCATTATGTTAGAATCGCTCTGGAATGTCAGTGGTTATGATATTGATAAAATAACCGTTATCCACCTTACGAATCATCATGTTCCTAATTTTATATGTCATTATGTTAGAATCGCTCTCCATAACTCTTATCCCATGTTCAAAATTGTTAACAAGTTGCTCAATTTCGTATTTTGCCATTCTAGCACCTCCTAGTCAAACGGTAGTAGATCCGGGCAGCCATCCGGTACCGTCATTCATTCCTCGTTTTTGTTTGCCTCGGCACAAACCGCTTCGATAATCATGTCTTTGTCCCTATCCGACAAGTATAGTGCGTAGTTATTGTAATATTTTCCATCCGACCCTTTGCTCTGACCGTTACTTAAAAACATTTTACCAGCCGTTTCGTCCTTAGTTGATTCCGTTACTTTCATGTTGTAAAGTGATAAACCATGCATCTTGAGGGTAAAACTGACCATGTGCTCCGTTACGACTCTAACATTAACGATTTCCCAACCGCTATTCTGTAAATCAAAATTAACCCTTTCAACGTTCTCTTTTTTGCTGCTTTTTACAATAAATCCCATATTATAACTCTCCTTTTAAAATTTTAATTGCTGTGTTTTTTACCATAGTTTCCGACAACTGCGCTGAGCGGACTTTATAGCACCGTCTTGCTAAAATGTCAACTCTCCTACCAGATAAAGGTGTAGCTTTTTTCCAATCATCAAATTTATAACACTTAACACACCCTTCCTTATTGACTGCAATCACAAGCTCTAGCGGTCGGGCTTTAAATTCTTTCAGAGCAGCCCGATGCCCCTTAATAACAAAATGACTGATATTAATCACCTCCTTTATAACAATTATAATCGAAAAATATGACTATATTATGAATTAAATGTAAACAAATTATGAACTAATAACTTCACAATCTAATTCTTCCTCCGGTTTCCAGTTTACCAAATAGTCTCGGTCTGCCATGTAAATCCAACTGGCTGACTTGGTCGGACGCTTAAAATCATACCTTGTCTTGATAGGCTCGTCGTGATAGGTTAGCTTTAAACCTCCAGCATGCTCGATATAGAGCCCGTCTTTTAAATTAGATATATCCCCATGCATAGCTTGAATGCCCTCTTTTTTACCTACTCCGGCGATCGTTGTCTCTATTTGGTATTCAGTCCCAGCCCAAGCCTTAGCTGCATAGCACTTTGCATGTAAAAAAATAAACTCTGCGTATCCATAACTAACCGTGGGGTGCTCATCCTCCGCACTACCAATATAGACCGTCTTACCTTTTTTATTCTGGACGACAGTGCCGCGCTCTCGGCATAAGTCACGGACGGCGGCGTTATAAATCATATCAACCTCCGGCACTTTTGCCCCCTCAAATTTGACGGAATCGGTATCCCAATAAATAAGCTTGTCCCATCCTACCGTTTTTTGCAGCTCCCAGAGCGCCAGCCGTGATAACGACGCTGTCCATAACCCCCATAAAAAGGGGAATTTGTTGGTCTGTTTTTTGGCTACGTCTTTTTCTTCTAGCCCCTCAAGATTGTGTTCCCAAGATAAACGGTTTGCATCCAATAATCCGCTATCTGGCAAACTATACTCATCGCGCACGGTTTTTTGAGCAGACGCACCAAACGCCGTGTTGACACAAATTTTGGAAAACGTTCTCTCTGGACCATCTGGAGCAGATTCTTTAATTTTAAATTTGTCTAGGATTGCTTCTCGGTATCCGTCTGGTAGATACTTAAGATAAAACGCGACTGCTTCAACCGCCACGACTTCCGACTTGTCATAATCGTACCCCTCGCGAAAACGCTGGAAATCATTAGAATCCATGTAAACCAGTGCACCTAGCGCCCCCAGCAAACGCCCGTTATCGGTGCCGCGTGATTCCTCTATCTGCTCGCATTTACTTACGCTTATGGTAGGGTTGGGACACTCCGGCTTAATTGCAAAATCATAAATAAAAACCTGCGCTATCCAGCCATAGCCAGATTCCCGCAAAGCGTCAAGCTCGGCTAGTGTTGTACCCCCCGGCAGAGTAATGGGCTTACCGGACGGAAATTTCTTTAGAAGCTGCTGCGATGGATGTGCGCTTTTTAAATCGTAGCTATTGCAATTTTTATAGACTCGTCCGGCGCGCCACCTGGTACCGTGCGTGTCTCCGCCAGCCATGCATTTATACGCTAAACGCGTTTGCTGCTTGTCCAGCTTTAAATCTTTCATAGCCTGCATACATTTGCCATCTTTACGGCAATGCTTGTTAATTTCTTCAATAACCATTGCAGTGTTAGTTAGTGGTAAGGTCGCTGAGTTATAGCCATGCTCCCACTTGAGCCGTTCGATTGCCTCATACAGACCTTGTACATCGTTAATGCAATAGTTCCACTCATCTGGAGATAATGGTATATCCGGCGTGCGGTAAATTTTATAGTCCAAGTCGCCTACCATTTTAGCATGAGGCAATCCCTTAGTTGCCCCCGCTAAAGATTTCTGAAATAGTTTCAAGCTATCCCTCAGTTCGATTCCATTGTTATATCTGATATATAAAGGCTTACGTGATTTTGTAAGCAGGATATCCGCCAGACCATATCGTTCGCGCATTATCTGTGTAAGATACATGTGCTCATAGCCGAGGTTGTGTACGTAAATAACCAACTTACGTTCGGGGTTAAGTCCAAAATTATCAACCAACATATCAATAATATAAAGCCAATCCTCTATATATCTAATCAAAACATTGACACCACCAAAATTAGCTTGGATTGTATACAAAAAACCGTCAGATTCTGTGTTGGTTGTCTCAATATCCAAAGTGCACGTTAGGTTGATATACTCTGCTTTTGCACGGTTATTTTTCCGCACGCAGTAGTAATCACGTTTTGACATTTGCCAAATTAGTTCCTCCGGCTGTGTGCAACACAATAAATCTTGAGACTTTCTCATTATTATCCTCCGTGCCGCCGTTTTGCAGCGGCAGTTACTAAGTCAATAAGCAACCTCCCTTTGTCCGGCGGCTGTTTTGATTCCTTGGTATCTTGTAAAATCCGGTCTACAAGGTCTGTGTTGCCATGCGTTGCCATCTGATATAAAATGTCGCTACTATAGTAGCCTTCCATTTCCTTGGTAAAAAAGCGGCTTGCAATGTCATTCCATTCTTCCAGCGTTCCCGTAAAGCCTCGTTCCTTGGCAGTCTGATAGCGTTTATCGTCAGATACCTTAAGTCCTTGCAAGGTTGACGTTTTGGCACTCAACCAATCGCGCAGAATAACATATTCATGCCGCAATTCGTTGATAGACATTTTATCAAGGCGACTTTTAGATTCTGCAAAACGGCTCCGCCCAAGCCTACTAAGCGCAGCCATAGTCCCAGCATAAACACCCTTTGTACGTCCGGCTCTCTCGCGGCGTAAAAGGCGCTGGTTTGCAGCTTTAGCGGCGCGTCGCACGACGCGCCGGAGATCTTCCACTGATGCCAGCATGTAGGCACCCTGGTATTCATAATCTTGCCATGTTTTTTCTCGAAGTGCCATTAATATACCCCCAAAATAATATTAACAATAGCGACACAAGCCAAACCTATAATAGCGCATTGTACCACTGTAATCAATGCCATTTTAAACACGGTCATTCTCCTTTCGCCAGCTATAAATAGTATCAGTGTATCCCTCAATGATATCTGGATACCTATCCAGCATATCGTATGCGATTCTAATGAGTATTCTAACCGCATGTGCGTATGACACACTCTCTGATTCCATGATACCCCTGACAATAATATCGGTGCCATCGTCAAAGCCTATACCTTTAATATGCTTAATGTCTTTTCTCATCATGTTTTTAAACCTCCTTTATATGTATAACAATCGTGCTCCCTCTGTGAGCTACAATAGCAACGCATTTCCAATCTTATCAATCAAACCAAAAAGTAAGTAAATTGGAATTAATGTGCTGTTTTTCCGCCTGCCTTAAAATCTCTGCTTTTAAATCATCATAACCATATTCCTCATCACTTTCTGCCGGAACACCAATCTCAGCATATAACTCAACTCCATCAATAACTGCCAGCATATAATTGACAGCCTCATTAGACTTTCTACTCTCTCCGCCACAAAATTCTACTAAAACTTTCTCCATTATGCTTACCTCTCTTTCATTTATTGTTATTATATCATTGCTATACATATTTGTCAATAGTTATTAACAAAAATGTCAAGTACATCACCGCTTTACCATCCTAAAGTAGAAGTTCT